GAAATAGCATCGGCATCCAAAAGAAACTGATAATCCTGAAATGCAAATGCCAGTTTCATGCACAGCATTCCATAGGCACTTTCAAAGGTCAGACCGTCCGTGTCCTTGAAAGAGAAAAAGACCACAGGACACTGATTCATCCACTTTTTACAAAGTGTCGTATTTTTGGAGATCGCCAATCCCTCAAACAGTTGCTTGCTGTCTTTGCGGATGTCAAGAAAATTTGCGAGAGTGCTCATACCGAGAGATTTTCCGAAACGACGAGGGCGAGTAATCAAGTTGACTTTAGGAATGCCACCATCCAGAATCTCTGCAATCAGATTGGTCTTATCAATATAATAATATCCTTTGGTACGAATCTCTGAGAAATTTGAGATCCCAACAGGAAACTGCAAATCTGCCATGCAATGCTCCTTTCTGCTCATAGAGATGAGCTTTCAGAACTTACTACTGTAAGTGTACCATGAAATATAGAATCATACAAGAATCAAGTGACATCGAAATAGAGCAGTTTTATTATGCTACGTTCAATCTGGTAGCTTTATAGCAGTCAACGCACATTCCCTCATGGGTATTCGCAAACTCTGCCGCCTGCATGATAGAGCCATCTTTCAGCTTTACTCGTTTGATGGGCTGGTTACAGCGGACACAGATGCAGGGCATGGGCGGCTGTTCCTGCTTCTGACTGGTGGATTGCGGCTTCGTTTGCTTTTGGGATTCTGCATCTGACTGCTGTGCAGCATCTTCCGGCAAATCCTCCCCGGCATAGACATACAGGCCAAGGCCAAACATCGCCAAATTTTTTACCAGACAGCGCATGATGGCCTTGTTTACATCAAACATGGAAGCGGCTTCTACGGTGCGTTCTTCCATGCCGACTTTCTCACGGCGGCGCGTCTGCTGGTTATATTCCCATTTCGGGGTGGTATAGGTGTAAGGCACAGCTTTCATGGCTTTGTTTGCGCCATCCAGTACAGGCAGCCACATTTCATGCGAAACGCCCTCAATCGTGACCGAGGTATACACCATGAAGCCGGTTATGGGGTCATAAACATAGGGCAGGCCGTTGAATTTCTTGACCTCGTAGCTGGCAGCGGGATACAGCTTCTTCACCTCTGCCCAAGCGTACGCCCAACTTACATATTTCAGTTCCGTGCTGCCGGACTTTTTGACTTCCAGATGATCTTTGAAGTCGATAGCAAATAATTTTACGAATGGATTTTCCGTAGTCATAATCAAACCTCCAAGAAAAAAGGCGGCAGAGAAGCTGCTCCCTGCCGCCATACAATTATGCCGCATGAACGATGGTAAACCTGCGGCTGCTCACATTTTTGCTGTACTGGTTGAAAATGTCCGGTTGCTCTTTCCGCAGGCGTTGGGAATCCACACGCTTGCTTTCGGAGGATACCCACGACACCTTATAGCCCGGTGCTGTGCCATAGGCGGCATCCTGCATTTGCAGCTTGACCTGCTGCTCGATAGCCGTTTTCTCCTGTTCCATCTGCTCGATTTGGTCAGAAAGCTCCTGCCGCTTATCCAGAAGTCCATGCAGCGCACTCAGGTCAGCGGTCTTGTCCCGGTTATCCACCTCATAAAGTTGGTTGATTTTCTGTGTGTCGCTATCACAGCCGTTGGGAGCCGGAGGAATCTGTGGAACCACATAACGTGTCCAGAAACGTTCTTCCTTATCAATGAAATCAGAAAGCACCTGCTTATCTGTCACGATCTTGTGGATCACCAGCTCTCTGCCAAAAATCAGAGCAGCTACATACCAGCAGTCAAAGCCGCTGACGGCTAAATAATGGTCAACCTGCGCCAAATAGTGAGCCGGGATTTTACCATCCACCCACTTGTCCGCAGAAAAGGGCGAGACTGTCTTGCATTCCAGCCCGGCCTTCTGTCCAACGATCAGGCGGTCAAAGTCTGCCAGAAGCAGCGGATGTTCCTCGCTCTGATAGATAGCGTTTGCCCTGCGCACCTTAAAGCCTGTTTCTTCGGAAAACCGCTGTGCCACATAATCCTCCAAGTCACGGCCTTGCCGCATGGCTTCGTTGTCGATATTTTCAGTGGTATCGCTGATTTTGTCGTGGTACACCTGAAATGCGGAGCGATAGGGATTCGGGCCAAGGATAGCCCCGGCATCCGTGCCGGTAATGCCGCATTTACGATAGTGGAGCCAATCTTCTTTGGACAGATTCAATGTAGATACAAGTCGTTTCATGCAATGTTCAACCTCTCTTTCAGCTGTTCTTCTGCGATAGAGAAATCATATTCCACCAAGTCTTTGATAATGGTGGAAAATTCGTCCACCAAGGTGCGGTCATCATCCAGCCACAGGGCATACAGGAAATCCAGAATATTCCGCTGCACCCGAAGATGATTCCAGAAACGCTCGTCCATCTGCTTTTCGGTGTCCAGCGTAATCAAGGCACTGACAATGGTGCTTTTCATCGTGATCTCGTATGCTGTGGTGCAAGTTGGCTTTGGAAAGTTGATCTCGATGCGGTCAAGGAACTCAGAAAACTCCCGGACAGCCCGGTTGCTCACATCGTTCATACGTCCTCCTTTATGCTGCTGCCAGCACCATCTTATAAGCTTTATCAATCATCGGATTGCCCTCTGCGGTGCGCAAAAACAGATTTTCATTGTAGTTCCGGGTCTTGCGGATGGGGTCTGCATGGGTGGCAAAATCTGAAACAGCGTTCACAAACCGCCAGCCGTTCTTTCCGACCCACTCCAAATCAGGTGCGTTGTAGTAGCGAGCCTTCAAATCTTCCTGCAAGCGCAGGTTGTTCTTCCGCTGGCCATCGGTCAAATCTTCGGTGATGGGGAAGAACTCGTTGATAAACTCCTGCACCTTGCGGTCAGACAGCTTGATGATGGTCAGCTCATGGATGCCCTTGCCCAGCTCCCCCATGTAGCTGTTGGCAAGCTGTAAGGTTTCACAGGCATCCTGCACCCGGAGCAGAACATTTTCGGTATGGCGAGCAGTCCAGATGCGCTTTGCAGTACCCAGAGCCAGATTCAGGGTGTTCTGGCAGACGACACGAACCGGGGTCATGGCTACTTTTACACCAGAACTGCCATCGTGACTGTTGAAGAACACAAGATATGGGGTCACTTCATCTCCGGCGATGATGTATTTCTCCGGCAACTTTGCCAGCATCCAGACTTTTTTGCCGCCCTGCAAAGAACCGGCAGTCTCATAAGTAACGCCCTCACCCAGCAGGTCATCGGTGAACTGGAATGCTTCTTCGTTCTGCACAATGCGGTAGCGGTCAGACACCACGCCCAGAACAGCTTCATCGGTGCTGCGGACATTGGCACGATAGCCGGGGATCATAGCACCCGTGCCAGAATAGATGTTGCGGCTTTCCACCTGCCAATCCAGACCAGCCAGTTCCAAGGCTTCACGGCTTGCAGGGGCTTCCATCACGATACGGCCAAGGCCATGCCACGGGGTCTCACGGACAGAGAACATGGTTTCAACGTTTGCGGACATAGTAAAGTCTCCTTTTTTGATTTGTTTTCGTTAGTTTTTCTTTTCGACTTCTTCAGCAATCAGCACGAGGACTTCAACAAGAACCGTGCCAAGTTTTTGAATGAGCTCAGGTAAAAAGTTCATGGGGACATCTCCTTTCTGCGCGGATACAGCTTAGAACGAAACCGTAATAGTGATGATGACAACGATGATACGGAACAGCATGGAAAATCACCTCCAGACATAAAAATAGCCCCTGAGTCTTTCGGCTCAGAGGTTTCGTATCATGGTTATATTATCTGGGTGAGATTTTTTGGATTGCAGTGTGCAGAACAGGCTTGTTTTGCAAGTAGAAAGACGGTACAATAGTAAAAAATGAAACTGTGTTCTAGTTAAATAAGGTGGTGAAAGCAATGGGCGAAGCAATAGTCTATCATGTCATGCACATGGAAAAGTGCGTGGCACAGGTGAGCACGGTTGGTGAATGCAAAATTCACCTTGAAGATTTTATGCCATACGATTTAGTGCTGGAAGAATCGGATGACTTTGATGATCGAATCAATAATGTGACCAATTTTTATTATTGGTGTGCATCCCGTATGCTAACGCTGGATCGTACCTACGCCAAAGAGATTCTGAATAGTATCGGCGCATCCCAGAGTGTTACAGACCGCGAGCGCGCTCAAATTGCACTTTCTTACCACTGCTTATCTTTGCTGGATGTGTTCTGGGTAAAAGGAGAAAAAGAGAATATCCGATTTGAGGATATCAATCTCTATACACACGCTTTAAGCAATGCTCTTGTGGATATTGCACTGCGTGGGCATCAGATGACTGTGACAAATGCACATCTTTTAGCAAATGATTTGTCCACTGGTGGATGCTATCCTAAAGCGTGGGTGCGCAGAGAGGATGGCTTCTATCTTTACAAAGATGGCGGACAGGATGCAGTCGAGCGTGAAGTGCTGGCAAGTAAAATCTGCCGATGCTTTGACTGCAATCAAGTTCTGTATGAGCAGGGAATGTTTGAAAATGAGCCGGTTTCCATCAGCAAAATTATGACCTCGCAGCGATATAGCCTTGTGACGTATGCAGCCTATGATGTCTATTGTACAAACCATGATTGGAACACGCTGGATAAAATTCTGGAACTGGACGCCCACGGATACTATATGATGAACATTCTGGATTATCTGGTGGGCAACACCGACCGCCATTGGGAAAACTGGGGCCTGTTGGTGGACAATGAGACGAATAAACCTGTCCGGCTGCATGATCTGATGGACTTTAATCGAGCGTTCCAGCAGTATGATACACTGGATGGAGTAAACTGCCTAACTGCTGGAAAGCGGCATTTGAACCAGAGAGAGGCAGCGGTGGAAGCTGTGCAGAAAGTTGGGCTGAACCAAATTGGACCGGTAGATGGAGTTGTATTTGCAGAACATGAGAATTGGAAAGAAAAATTTCAAAGGAGATTGAGTGTATTGAAGAACTCTGAAATTGATAACTGAAGCAGATTTGCAGAAGGTTACATCGAGTACTTATAAGTAAGAGATCGAAACAAGTGTTATCAAGACCTCTGCTCCGAGGTCTTGAACTGCTAAGAAACTGAAGAATCTTGAATGGAAATATATGTAAAGAAGCTTAACGAATAAATATCCTAAAAATCGACGTTGCTTTCTGATGCTAAGATTTGAACGAAGAACAGTTACTTTAAAAACTGCAAGGACTCGGAAATTGACAAGAGATGGTGATTGTGGTAAAATGAAATTACCTGACGGGTAATTTTAATGAGGCTACTAGGAGGGAGGACGTGGAATTAGTATATGCATCAGACAAGGTCCGGATTCAATGCACTAGCGTAAAGGCTGCAAAAAAGTTATTTGGTGGAAACGCAGAGCTGGTTAAAAGCCTCTTCGCTAGAATAAATGCGTTGCAAATGGCTGATACTATAATGGATATTATTGTGCAGCCAACATTTCATTTCCATAAATTGGGAAATATGAACAGAAAAAATTTAGAAGGTTTCTTTGCAATTGATGTTAAATCAAGAAAAGAGCAGTGGCGTGTTATTCTTCAGCCGCTTAACGAGAACAAAGAGCCGTTTGAACCGTGTCAGATAGATCGGATTTCATCATATGTTAGAATAGTGGAGATAACGGAGGTGAGCAAGCACTATGAGTAATTATATTGAATATGATGACAAGATTGCTTTTCACCCTGGATATTATATTAAAGAGATTGTCGAAGAAAGCGGCTTGACACAAGAGGACTTTGCTAAGAGACTCGATACATCTCCGAAAAATTTGAGTCTCTTGATTCGCGGTGAGCAAAGCCTTTCAATTGATATTGCAATAAAATTATCAAGAATGATGAGGACAAGTGTCACTTATTGGCTGAATCTGCAAAATGGTTATGACGCACTAGTAGCAGAATTTAAGTCTAAGGAGGAACTTGCCCAAGAGAAAGTAGTCTTTTCAAATTTAAATTATAAATATTTTCGAGAAAATTTTGGTCTTCCGGATCTGCCTCGAAAAATTGATGAGCAGATCGCAGAGGTAAGAAGGTTCCTGAACGTGTCCACACTGACAATGTTTAAGAGGCGGGACATGGCAGTGAGCTTTAGAAGCGCTACAGGAGAACTGTCAGAGAGCAATATTATTAAAGCTAATACCATGGTGCAAATAGCAACTAACATTGCATTGAAAACAAAAGCGCCAAGATTTAATAAGTCGATTTTTGAAGAGGCTATAAATTACGCACTTACGTTAACAAGAAATCATAGTACATTCTATCCGCTTATTAAGGAGTCTTTTGCAAAGGCGGGCGTTATATTTGTTATTCTTCCTAATATTCAGGGGTCGAAAATCAATGGTGCGACAAAGAAAGTTGGCAATAATATTATGCTAATGGTAAATGACAGAAGGCTCCATTCGGACACTTTCTGGTTTACGCTTTTTCATGAGATAGGACATATCATGAACGGTGATTATGGCATCTCTTTTGATCAGGATTTTGGGGAACAGGAAGAAGTCGCAGATAGATTTGCAGAAGATATGCTGATTCCTTATGATCAATACCAGAACTTTGTGGCTAAAGGTAGATTCGATGCTCAGTCGATTTGCGAATTTTCTGAAAGAATAAATAGAGATCCGGGAATAGTCCTCGGAAGACTTCTGAATGATGGAAAAGTTGATTACAGTAACTGGTCATTGAACTCTCTACGGCATAAGTATAAAGTTACGATGAACGAATCCTAAAAATTAAATTGGAGAAAACTGTTTTTGTTGAACATGATGCTTGGAAAGAAAAATTTGAAAGCAGATTGAGCACATTAGCAGTGCCCTAAAATCATTGTTTGGAGCAAATCTGTAGCAAATCGATTCTATTTAACGAATCATCGTTCTAAAAAACGAAAAGTCATCATGCATCACACGCAGGGGGTCTGGGGTTCGAGTCCCTAATTCTCCACCATACAGTTCGTACTCGAACCCGATTCTTTATGAAAAAGGGTTCGGGTACGTTTTTTGTTTGCAGGAGGTTCTACGGCGAGAGTACGCAGAGCGGTAAACAAGTAAAGGCAGGGTATCATCGTGGCGATGGTATCCTGCCTTTGTTTTGCGGAATCAAGTTCGCATTGGGGGCAATCGCTGCGTACGTGCGTACTGAGAGCCTGTACATCTCCGGCGAGGTGTAACACACTAGACTTTCTGCCAAAGTCTGTGTGCCAAGGGGCTGCACCCCTTTGGAATCCCTGCGGCGCGTGTACGCACGTACGCAGAAAAATGACAAAATTTCACTATATCGGGGGTGTTCTTTCATTGGAGAGTATGGTATACTCGGCTTAGTTCAACAAATAAGAATTTGTAAAGGAGATATACAACATGAAGAAAGTCTGCTTAGCGGTTTTGCCAGCTTTAACAATAGTGTTAGAATTATTACCCTTGGGAGCAGTTTGTATTTTTGCAACATCTCCAACAGAAAGAGTAAAAGAAACATTCTCATACTTTAGCCTTACACCGTTTGGCTATGCAAATTTTGCTCCACTTATTACAGCCACACTTACTGTTGCCATCTTCTTACTTTCATTGTTTTCATTGAAGAAGAAAGGTGTTCTCAAAGCATTGTTTGTCCTTTCCATTATTACGGTAGTTATTTCTCTTTTGCCATTGATGTATGGCTTAAACTACTATACCCTTGTAGGAGCCTTTATAACAGTAACACTTGTAATAGAAAGTATTTTGGCTAAGATACAACAAAAGTAAAGCGATAACTTCTTTAG